ATGCCTAATGCGATCATCTACACACGTCAGTCTAAGCACCGTGACGAGTCCATCACACATGAGAACCAAGAGGACGCCTGCCGCAAGTATGCCGCGAGCAAGGGTTACGACGTGGTCGAGGTTGTCAACGAGAAGGGCAAGTCCGGTCGGACGATTGACAAGCGAACCGAGTTCCGCCGGACGTTGAAGTTGATTGAGGACGGACACGCCGAAATCATGCTGGTCTGGCGGTGGTCGCGTTTCGCTCGGAACACCCTTGACGGACTGATCACGCTCAAGTCTGTTGAGGAAGAGGCAGGCGGCAAGGTTGAGAGTGCCCTAGAACCAATCGACCGTTCCGCCATGGGCAAGTTTCAGTTGACCATTCTGCTAGCTATGGCTGAGCTGGAATCTGAACAGAAGTCCGAGGACTGGAAGAGCTACCTCAATTCCCGGTTGGACAGCGGAACAGCCCCCGCCGGTCGCAACTACTTTGGCTATCGGCGCGTGATGGACGCTACGGGCAAGAAGCACGTTGGGTACGAAATCGTTCCCGAGCAGGCCGAGGCGATCCGCGAGGCGGCGAAACGCGTAGTAGCCGGACACAGTCTCCGCAAGGTCGCGTTCTGGCTCAACGAGCAAGGGTTCCGGACGACTCAGGGCAAGCCGTTCGTCAGTATTCAGGTCCGGCGCGTCCTACTCCAACCGTTCGTACGCGGCAAGATCGGTTGGAAAGGCAAGGAGGTAGACGGCGCTCATGAGGCGATCCTGAGTGAGGGCACCTATCGGAAAGTTGCCGCAGAGTTGAGCGACAACACTATGCCCCGCCGTTCGGAAGTCCCTTCGTCCCGTCTACGTGGAATCGTTGAGTGCGCCAAGTGTGGCCGGAAGTTGAGCTATCAGCGTGGGCACAATAAGGACCGGCCTAAGGCACCGTCTCGGTTCCGTTGCCCTACCCGAGTATCCAAGGGCACGAGTATTTGTGACTTCGGGAGCGTCCTAGCTGAGGAGGTCGGGAACGCCCTAGCGTGGGCCGCTCAACGCCGCTGGAACGACGTAGAAAAGGCGGTCCCCCAACAGGACGTGCAACAGAAGCTTGATGACAAGCGCGCACAGGTGGACTCACTACAGCACCAGATCACGCAGATGCTACTCACGGCACAGGCGGCGGGGCTGAGCACAGAGCAGGTGCAAGAGGCGTTGACGACGCTACGGGAACAGTCCGAGACGGCACAGACCGAACTCTCAGAACTTGAGGCGGCGGCACTCACACAGGCCCGCCCGTGGCACGAGATTGAGGATGTCATCCACGGCGACGACGTAGGGGCGGCGAACGCCACGATCAAACAGTTCGTTCGGCGTATCGTCGCGGACGCTGAGACCCTGTCGATTGAATTTGTCGAGGGCCTGCCCTACGTCTGGTACCTAGGTAGTGGACCCTCCCCCGGTGCTAAGGACCGGTTCAAGGACTACGCGGACAAGCAAGGCCTTACACCGCCTATCCCGGAACCGTAGACACAAAAGAAGACCCCCGCCGAAACTGTGAGAAAGGCGGGGGTCTTCTTTTTATTTTGACACGTACGTTAGGACGTGCACCAATTCTATCTCCGGCCTAAGCGGCTTAAGATACCACTCTTGCTTGCAATAGGCCATTTTTAATGTGGTAATATAGTCAAGTACAAAAGATACTCACGAAGGGAGTAAAGAATGGCTTACGAAATTGATCCTCAAGCAAAGGAAATTCGCGAACTTAAAAGACAAATCGGAGCGACGCGCACCTACTACAAGAAAGCTGAGGAAAAGCATCGTATCAAGCAAAACGAGCGAGCGGCAAGAATCATTGAATCCGAGCGACGCCTAGCCGAGCTTCTAACCGAAGAAACCCCGCCACTTGGTAAGTAACGGGGTTTATCCGGGATAGTTTAGATATAAATGAGTACGCTAAAGAACGCACTACTATTTTACCACGTCTATAAGGTAGTGCGACGTGACAGACGCGGAGAGAAAAACAAATGAATGGAAGCAACTTTAGATAGCGCCGCGATCCTTGAGGAGTCGAACCGAATACCGAAAGAGATTCCCGCTTGGGTTCGTCAGGCCGTCGCCAAGATGCGCGCCGCTGGCAAGCCCGATCACGAAATCCTCACTACGGCGTTCGAGCGCAACGCCGACAAGAACCCGCTAGGCGACGTACCCGAGTTCTACGAGGTACTTGGATACCAAATCCCTACCGTCACCACAGACGACGAGGCCCGCGAACTGGCCCTAGCCGGTAGGCCGTACTGGATCGGCGGTGAATTCAGCCTTGACGGCGACGCCGCTAAGCACATCGACTACGCCGCGCAAGAGGCGCAAGCCGCAACGCAAGACGCCGAGTACTGGGAGACCTCCCCCAACCGCCTCAAGTCGGTAGCCGACTTCATCCAGACCCCGGAAATCGAATGGATGGTCGAGGGCCGTCTTCACCGTTCCGGTCTGTGTCAGATCTACGGGCCGTCGTACGCCGGTAGAACCCTCCTCGTGCTGGATCTGGTCATGTCGTGGTGCGCGGGGCTAGAGGAATGGCAAGGGCAACGCCTGAACACCGGCGGAGAGCCTCAGCAAGCCGTCTACGTCGCCGCTGAGGGTGGAGCCGCTCTAGCTGTCCACGTTGACGCTTGGCTCAAGCACCGGGGCATTCCAGCCTCCCGCCTGTCGGGGCTGCTGTTCCTTGACGGCGGGGACGGCGACCACATGTTCTTAGAGCTGCAGAAGGGCCGCCGGGACGAACCATCCGTAGACCACAGAGACTCATGGAACCGTCTCGTCAAGGAGATTGTCCACGCCGGAATAGAGCCGTCCCTGATCGTCTTCGATACGCAAATTGACCTAGCGCCGGGGGTAGACGAGAACTCAAATGCGGACATGGTCAACGTTTTGCGAATGGTCAAGCGGTACGCGGACGAGATGAAGTTCATGGCGGTAGTCGTCCACCACACCGGACACGACGAGTCCCGCGCCCGTGGTGCGTCCGGCATGAAGGGCAAGTGCGACGTTCAAGCCCGCCTAGAGGCCGTGGGGTCTGTCGGTTCGGGCAAGGCGCGCCTTCACTGGGAAAAGGTTAAGGGCCGCGCCAAGCCCGAGGATTCTCTCAGCTACGCCATCAAGGGTCAGGCGCTCCTGCCGGGTCTCAACTCCGAGGGGGCTATCTGTGAGCCGATAGGCGATACCGATGTAGCCATTGAGAAGTTCAAGGCCATGAAACCCGAGGACGAACTCAGGTGGAAAATCTACTACCACGTGGGTAGAGAAGGGGCCTCAGTAAGAAGCATTGCCGAGGTGACGGGCCTGTCTCGAAACTCAAAGAAGCTCACGGACGCTCTGGAATATCTGTGCTACACCAAAGAACTCATCTGTATTAAACCAAAGACAAAGGGAGCGGCGAAAAGGTACGCCGCGAACATGGTCGAATTGGACGAAGAAGAGTGAAAAAGTGGTCATGACCACTCCTCTTTTTCAGCCTGACCACCTGACCACTTTTTGCCTGACCACTTGCCTGACCACTCCGGTTAGGAGGGGCCTGCATCCCTCTATTTGCAACAAAAAAGTGGTCATGACCACTTTTGCGAAGTGGTCAGGTTGCCTAGTGGTCAGGTGGTCACACCCCCCTTAGGGGGTGACCACTCCAAGACCGGCCTTTGAGCCACTACAAAATGACATAAACATAGCGACGTAAGACATAGCGAATCCGAATATAAAACTTATAAGGAGAGCAATGATCTACGTTAAAGTAATACCAGCAAGAGCCGCAAAAGAACTCGGGATGAAAACCGGGGTACAGATGTACATACCTCAAGGAGGGCCATGGGTTCGCCCGTGGCTCAAGAGCCTAGGCATCAAGTCGCCGCAATGGGTGTTTGACGGCGGGGTGCATATCTGGGAACTTCCGTACTCACGAGCCGGGGCCATTCTGAACGCGGCACAGAAGATAGACGACGTGACGTTGGTTCGTCTGGTCTGTAGGCACAGCAGGTGCGACAAGAGGTGTGTAGAGGCCGTGAACCCTATCTGGGCGTGCGTATGCGCGTGTGGTGGGGAAAACCACGGGGGCGACGCCAAGAGCTGGGAGAGGGTCGGTGAGACGGCTCTCGCACAAGAGGGTTGGTTCGAGCGGACTTACCTACTGGAAAAGAATAGATAGAAAGGAGGGAACAATGGAACTCTACGTATGGGGAATAGCGACCGGACTGCTGATAGCACTGCCGTTTTCAATAAGCGGACTAAGGGCGACCAAGCGAGTCAAGATAGATAAATAGAATGTTATAATTGGATAGCGAAATAGAGGGGCCTCTGCTTACGCGCGGGCCTCTCTCCATTTAAGAGATAGGAGCGAGATGAAAAAGGTAGAACCACTGCCCAAGGGTATGGGGAAAGTGAGTCAGGTATTCAATGACGAGCGCACTAGAGGCGTCTATCAACAGTACGGATTGGACGGTCACAACGGCGAGGACGTGAGCGGCTGGCATTTGCCCGTGAGAAGCCCGATAGACGGACGTGTGCACTACGCCGGGGAAGGCGCGGGAAACGGCGTCCTAGGGGCCTCAGCGGGGCGCGCAATACTGATCGAGAGTCACGACGGAACGGTAATGATCGAGCTAGCCCACTTGGACGTGATCTACGTCGAGGCCGGACAGTACGTGAGCGCGGGTAGCTATGTAGCCCTGAGCGGCAACACAGGGGCCTCCAGCGGCCCTCATCTCCATTGGGGGGCACTACCGCTAACAGGCGGGGATATCGACCGGGAGAACGGCTTTATGGGGCGGGTAGACCCGCGTGAATGGTTAGCGGGGGGCTATGAGTGAGTGGTCGGGCAAACGTGACGAGGTAATCAGGCTCAGAGGTCAGGTCTGCTACCTGTGTGGTGAGCACGTGCCTATGGATGACATTCACATTGATCACCGCATACCAAGGATTCATGGTGGTTCGAACGACTTCGACAATCTCTACGTGAGCTGTTCCACATGCAACCTACAGAAGGGTTCGAAATCAGTCGATGAGTTCAAGACTGTTGTCATGAATGACCTTGATTGGTTCATTTCATTGCAGCCTTGAGTGTCACATCAACCGAAATGGGTTGCAAAGCAGTGCAGAAAAGTGCGCCGGATGGGTCATTCTTTTGAGAGAACGACCACGGATCATCCCGCGCTCTTGAATCTGTCCCCCGCTGAGAAAATCCCAAATTCTGAAACGGCCAAACGCCGAAATCACAACCTACATAACCCACAAAAAGGAGCAAAATCATGAGCAAACTAGTAGCAAAAGCAACGGAAACCCTAGACGTCTTGCGCGATCAGGGCCTAATCACCGCCGAACATGAGCTAACGGCGGAGCTGATCGTAGAGCTATGCGAGTCATGGGAGGGTTCGACGCCCAACACCAAGACGGCCATTTCACGAGAAATACGCCACGCGCTGGCGTCACTACCTAGACCCGAGCAGGAGCCGGTGACAGACCCTGAGGACGACAAAGCGTCCAAGGTAGACGACCTACTGAATGAGTTCTCTAAGCACTGAGGAAGACTCACTCGAATACTGGCAAGACCAACTAGGTCAGACGTTCCCCCGCTACTCCTCCCCCATCACGCCGGGGGCACCCAACGAACTACGGCAAGTCGAGATGCTGGCGCGGATTCTCGATTTCGAACTCAAACCGTACCAGCGCTACGTGGTCCGCGTGATCACCGAAAAGATCCCCGGTACTGACGAATACCGTTGGTCATCCTTCCTCTTGCTCATGCCGAGGCAGGTAGGCAAGACGACGCTTACACGTCTCATCCTCGCGGCACGTTGCCTCGCGAACTCTAGACACCGAATCATGCTGAGCGCTCAGAGCCTCAAGGATGCACGGCAGCTCTTGCTCGATTTCGCCAATGAGCTACAGGACAGCGTCATTGGGGACACGCTCAAAGTTCGTATGGCAGCGGACACGACGCGAATTGAGTTCCACAACAAGAGCCGGCTAGGCACGTTCCCGCCACTCCCCGAGGCCCTACACGGCAGCTCAAACCACACGGTCTACCTAGACGAGGTGTTCAGCTACAGCGAGGAACAGGGCAACTTGGTTATGGGCGCGGCCTTGCCTACGTTGCAGAACCAGACGGACGAAGGCGCACAGCTACTCATGTCGTCCACTCAGGGAACGCTAGCGTCTACGTTCCTGATCCAACAGCACGAGGAAGCCCGCAAGTCGCTAGACAACCCGGAATCGACGTACGGCTTCATCGAGTTCTCAGCGGATCCGAATATTGACCCCAACGACGAAGAGTCGTGGTGGTGGCATCCAGGATTGGCTACCGGACTCGTCCGACTCTCAACCGTACGGACCTTACGAGACAAGCTCAGTGAGTCCGAGTTCATTAGGACGTTCCACAACCTCTTGACCACGTCTGAGGAGACCGTGGTGGACATGGTGCGCTGGAAGGGCCTAGCGGACAACCCCGTCTTGCCGAACCGTTCGCAGGTGGCCATCGGATTCGAGGTGGACGCGGACAGACGACGCTCAGCGGTTGCCGCTGCTTGGCGCGACGCTGAGACAGGGCATATCTGGGTTCGTATCATCCGTAGCGGCTACGGCACGTCGTGGCTGCCTCAATGTCTAGCGAAAATCCGTGAGAGCCGTCCTCTGGGTATTGCCGCCGACAAGCACCCACAGAACAACGTGATCATGCTTGAGCTGCAGACGTTCGATACGGAAACGCACGCGTGGATTGACCTCATGACGCCCGAAATGCTCAAGACGGCTAGTGCATCGTTCATTGCCAAGGTGGAAGACGGCACGATTCACCACGTCAATCAAGCCGGTCTGAACGTCTCAATCGCCAAAGCACAGCGCCGCAAGATGGGTGAAAGTTTCGTTTTCAGCCACTACAACGAGTGCGAACTCTTTGCCGCTATCAGTGCCATTCAAATGATAGACGCCGAACCACCGCCAACTGACACGGAAATAGTGTTCTTTGACGACTAGTACCATGCAATCACTATAAAAAGAAATGATATAATCATTTAGTTCACCTTATAGTGATCTTGCTCTGGACTGACCCGGTTTCCCTCCCTTAGTTTTCCGGGTCAGTCTGAGCACATAACTACAAGGAAACTGACAAACCAACGCCTACAGATAGGACATTGAGCGGCACCAGAGGAGCACAGCACATGGGATTTTTCGACTTCTTGCGCGGAGGTACATCCGGCACCACGTCCGGTGTGACCTCCCCATGGGCACCCGAGCCAAGCGAGCTAGAACGTATGACGCTTGCCGACCTTGTAGGGCTGACCCCGGAAGACGTGATTATCAACCGCGAAACCACGGTAGGAATCCCCGCTGTTGCTAAGGGCCTGAACTTGATCAAGTCCAGTGTTGCCCGCCTGCCGATGGTCGTTTACCGCAACGATCAGATAGCACCACTACAGCCGCCATTCCTCAACCAGCTTGAACCGGGCATCCAGAATCACACGGTCATTGCGTACGCCGTTGAAGACCTCATCCTCTACGGCAAGGCGTTCTTCCTAATCACCAAGCGCAACACCCAAGGACAGGCGCAGCAGGTCAAGTTCGTTCCTCACTCTGAGGCCGAATACGAGCGAGGAATCCTCAAACGAGCATTTGGTGAAGTGGTCAACCCTCGTGAGTTCTTCCGAATTGACTACATAAATGAGGGAATCATCAACTTTGGGCGTGACGCTCTCAAGGAAATGATTCTGATTGAGAAGGCCGCTTACAGAGCCGGCGCCTCTCCCCTACCTCACCTGATCCTCAGAGAAACCAGTGACAAGGGCAAGCTCTCCAGCGAACAGAAGACAAGCCTAATACAGGCCTACTCGTCTGAACGTCGCAAGGCTCACGGTTCGATTTCTCTAATCTCATCGAACCTCGAACCGATTCCGATTGGTCAGACCAACGAGAACCTGCTTCTAGAGGCAAGGAACGCAAACGCAATCAACGCGGCGCGAATCCTCATGCTACCCGCGAGCTACACGGACGCTTTCGTTAGCGGCACAAGCCTTAGCTATACGAACATTGCCAGTCGCAATAAAGAGCTACTAGAGGCAATCAACCCGGCGATTGAGGCCATGGAAGCCGCGTTCTCGTATTACTTGGTTCCGTACGGATCAAAGATCAAATTCGATACGTCCGAACTCACCAAGGACGACAAAGCAACACGATTCCAGAACTACCAGACAGGACTAGCCGCAGGCTTCCTGACCGTAAACGAGGTCCGCGAACTAGAGGGCCTAGAACCACTACCAGAACCGGAACAGCCGGTTAGGGAAGAGGAACAGGACGAACAGGAACAAACCTAAATGGAAAACACCAACCTAGAACTAACGATCACCGGACAAACCCTAGAAGCCAATCTTGAAGAGCGCCGCATTACAGGGCGCATCATCCCGTTCGGCGTACCGGGCTACCCGTCCGTAGGGCCACAGGGAATTATCGCTGAGGCCGGGAGCATCACGCTACCTGAGGACGCGTCAAGCGTATTCCTCAACCTAAACCACACCGCCAACGACGTAGTTGGTAAGGCCACAAATTTAGAGGAACGAGAGGACGGCATTTACGCGTCTTTCCGTGTCTCGAAGACCACCAAGGGAAATGACCTACTTGAAGAAGTGAAAGACGGCCTAAGGGCTGACCTTTCCGTTGAACTCTCAGAGGTCACTACCAAGGGAACGGCAATTGTCGCGAGCGTCCTAAGCGGCGTAGCGAGTGTCGTGAAAGGCGCATTCAAGGGCGCAACCGTAACGGAGGTAGCCGCAGAAGCTACCGACACAAACACAAATGAAAAGGAGTCCTCTATGGACGAGAATCTAGAAATCAATGCTGAGGTAACTCCTGAGGTTGCCCCAAGTATCAAGGCCGCAAACGAAAAGCAGGATCTTGCCAAGCTCACATTCGCGGCTGCTCACGGCGGCGGCTCTGCTGTTCAGGCGGCGATCACCTCTACCGGTGTGGCCGATGACGCTGGCGAGGTCTACGTCAAGGAGCAGAAGCTAGGCGAGCTGTTCGAGGCCCGCAAGGTGTCCCGCCCAATCGTGAACGCGTTTGGTCCGGCACGTCCGCTTACGTCACTCGTGATCAGCGGTACCAAGAAGAACCGCACGATCACCGTTGCCCCATGGGCCGGTGGTCGCGCTGAGATTGCCTCTAGCAAGTTCAGCACTGAGAGCCAGACCGAGCAGGCCGCGTACCTCGCGGGAGCCGGTGGCCTTGACATCGAGCTTATCGAGTTCGGTTCCGAGGACGTTGTGTCCGAGGTCTACGAAGAGATGATCGATGACTACCACCGCAAGACAGAGACAGTCTTCTTGACCAAGCTCACCGCTGAGGCAACCGCCGTTTCCGGTACCGCAACAGTCATCGAGGCAGTCAACGACGGTATGCGCAAGCTCTCCGGTCAGGGCGCTAAGGGTGACGTTGTCGTTCTGGACGACACCAGCTACGCCGAACTGCTCGAACTGACCTCTAGCGAAGTTCCATGGTGGTTTGAAAATCAGGCGACCGTGAACCTGCAGGACGGTTCTTTCACCGCCTCAGGTATCAAGATTGTCACCAATTCCGACCTTGCCGCAGGCACCGTGATTGTTGCCGATAGTCGAGCAGCCAAGTTCTACGAGTCAAAGAACATCACTCTTCGTAGCATTGACGCCCTCCACGGCGGTATCGATCTTGCGTTCATCAAGGCTCACGCCGCAATGGTGACCGACCCTGCATCCGTACGCGTGTACACACTCGGAACAGGCGTCTAATCATGTTGACCACAGGCGACCTGCTGCTATTCATTGACGGACTTCCCAAGGATATCCAAGCGGATGACCCGCGCCTGTCAATGGTCGCAGAGGCGGTAAACGGATTTGTGGACAAGCTGCCACATATCGAGCGTGACGCGGAAGGGGCGTGGACCACTCAAACCAAAATGGGCGCGCTTCTCGTAGCGAGTCGCCTGTGGTTGAGGACGGAGTCCCCTAGCGGTATTCAGAAGTTCGGAGACGGACAGATCTACATTTCCAAGTTCGATCCTGAGGCCGCAAAGCTCTTGAACACTGACGAATATTCGAAACCGGAGGCGATCTAGTGCTATCTGCCGCAATGAAAGAGATTGCGCAAATGGTGACTGACGCCGGGTTCTACACGGTAGCCACCTATAAGGATCTATCAATTCCCGGTGGTTTGGTCTTCCTTGAGTCCTACGAGCGTGTAAATCACGGTCACCTCAGGATCACCGGCACATTCGTTTGCGTCACTAAAAGCACCACTTACACGCTGGACATTCTGGACGACCTAGGACAGGCAATAGAGATTGCCGGTTCCGTCCTACCACTCAGAGACGTTCGAGCGGTCACCTATTCAGACGTTGAGCGAGGCGCGGATTTCCCGGCCTTAGAGGCGTCGTTCACCATTACCCATATTTCAGAAGAAGGATAAACATCATGGCGATAAATACAACTGTAGTGGGCAATGGCCTGCTAACCATCGGAGCTGTAGGTTCCGAAAAGATCTTCGCGAGTCAAGTCACGGAGTGCACACTCGAACCCGAACACGAGGCCGGAGACACACGCTACGTGCTTTCCGGTGAATCCAAGAGCGGCAACCTTGTTACGACTTGGACTCTCAGCGGCAACCTGCTTAGCGACCTTGGACAGACCGAGTCACTACAGGAGTGGCTCTTTGACGAGAACGGCAACGAACACCCGTTTGAGTTCTCTCCGAACAACACCACAGGCAAGAAGGTAGTTGGCGTTCTGCAGGTTCGCGCTGTTGCTTTCGGCGGCGAGGCGAACGCTGAGGCAGAAGCCGAGTTCGAATTCCCGGTCACCGGTACACCGGCTATCGAGTCAATCGTCTAATCATGGCTACTAGAGGATTCGGTGTAGCTGTTGGCATCAAGATTACTGACGGGCGACAGCTACGCCGAGCACTCAAAGAAGCCGGTGAGGGTCTAGACGATTTACGCGACCTGAACAAAGAAGCTGGATCGATTGTTGCCCGTGCTTTACCCGACAACACACCTGTTGGACCGGACGAGGGTGGACACCTTTTCAACACGATAAGACTCAGCGCTACACCGGTTCGAGCACGTATCAGTGCGGGCGATAAGTCCAAACCGTATGCCGGTGTCCTGCACTGGGGTAGCCCACATACATCACAGAGAAGCCAACCGTGGATGCACACCACCGCGAAAGTGCTTGAACCCAAATGGACAGCGGTCTACTGGGACCGACTAGAACAAATTATTGCAAAAGCGGCCAGAGCAGCCGACTAAAACAAGGAGATCACACAATGAACGAAATGATTGTTACTTATGAGGGACACACCTACAACATCAAGCCAATATTTGGGGACATGGTTCGAGTAGACGAAATCCGTCACCGCCTCAAGCTGCCGACTATGGATGAGGCGCAGTTCCAGTTTATGGCACTCGTCGCCTATTCGGCCCTAGTGCGTGTCGGAACGCTCGATCCGAAGACCACCGATCCACGCACATTCTCGATGAATCTAGAGAACCTAGAAAACGTCGAGGACGATGACGCGGATGAGAAAAGCGAGTAAGGGCTTCGAGCCTAACGAGTACACCAAGACTCTAGTAGCGATCAGCTACAAACTCGGAATCCCTTTCCAAGATCTTTTGGACCTACCGGATTTCGTCATTCAGGAATATATCAATCTTGCTTTGAGGGAGGCAGAAGAGACAGACAAAGCCAATAAGAAGAAGTAGAGGTGGGCATCCATGGCAAAAAAGACAGCGATTTTCAAAGTTGACCTAATTAGCGACGCTAAGCGGTTCCGTAAGGGTTTCCGCCAAGCTGAGCGCACAGCGGCAAAGTTCAGCCGTGCAATGGGGAGACTGACGAAATCAACTGCCGCTGTGGGTGCTTTCACTCTGATTGGTGCCTCTGCTCTTGCCGCTACGTCGAACGTCGCCGCGTTCACAGCGTCTCTCGGGGCGCTAGGCGGTCTGATCTTGCCGACAGTGGGAATCCTAGTCGGGTTCGGTGTCGGTCTACTGGCAACGTATCTAGCCCTCAAGGACACATCTAAAGAGCTGGAACATCTGGGACCAAAGTTCACCAAGCTACAGAAAACGGTCTCATCGAACTTCTGGGATAAGGCCAAGAAACCTATTGAGGATCTAGTCAACACCACTCTTCCGGCGTTGACTTCCGGGTTCGGCACTGTCGGCACTTCCCTAGGCGAGTTCTTCGGGGAAATGGCGTCGAGCATTCAGAGCGCCGCTGACAACACCTCGCTACAGGTGTTCTTCGACCGCGTAGCCGAGAGCATCGACATTGCTAAGGACGCACTACAGCCGTTCGTGAACGGTATCAAGGATCTTGGCGGGTTCGGTTCTGAGTATCTGGCTCCCCTAGCCGATTGGTTCGTACGTGTCTCTGAGAGCTTCGAGGCGTTCGCGTCTAAGGCGCGTGCTGACGGTTCCCTCAAGCAGTGGACAGAGAACGGTCTACAGGCCGCGCGCGACCTAGGCGGGGTGTTGTCCGGTCTAGGCGGGATCATGGCCGGTATTGCCAGTGCCGCTGCAGCCGCTGGCGGTTCGCCTCTTGGTGCCGCCGCTGACGGTCTCAAGCGCGTAGCTGACATAGTCCAGGGTCCGGCGTTCCAAGGTGCCTTGACGACACTCTTCGAGGGCGCACACGAGGCCATGGAGAAGCTGACTCCAGCGATCAAGGCGATTGGTGACGGATTCGTCACTATCGCGCCGACGTTGGCCGAACTCATGCCGACTGTTGCGGAACTCGTGTCCGTACTGGCAACGACGTTCGTCCCGGTCATCGCGGATCTTATCGCCGGAATGTTGCCGCTAGTCGAGACTATCCACTCCAACAAAGAGGCGTTCCTAGGCATCATGGGCGCAATCTTGCTGGCAGCTGGATCGGCTAGGGCGTTCCGTGGTGCCCTATCAATCGCACAGGGCGGAATGGTCGCGTTCGGCGCGGTCAAGTCCGGTGTGCAAATGGTTGGCCGTTTCCGTGACGGTCTCCTCAACGCTAACGCGGCCGCGTCTGTGTTCTCGGGTAGAGCCGGAACTCTAGGCGGCAAGGTCGCCGCATTCGCCGCTGCTATGGGTCGAGGTACAGCCGCACTCATCCGCAACACCGGCGCGATGGTTGTGAACGGCGCTATCGCTGTAGCTCTTGCGGCCAAAACAGCAGCGCTCACTGTTGCCCGTTGGGCCGCTGTGGCCGCTCAGACGGCACTCAACATCGCAATGGCACTCAACCCAATCGCGCTAATTATTATCGCCGTAGTGGCCCTTATCGCCGGTTTCGTCTTGCTTTACAACAAAGTCGAGTGGTTCAGAGTTGCCGTTGATACCGCGTGCGCTTGGATTGCGAACGCTTGGACCGTTGCTACTACGTGGATCACGAATGCATGGAATACAGCTATGCAGTGGATCGGTAACGCGGTCCTCAATTTCGTAGCGGGAGCCGTAAACAAGTTCCTCGAATTCCGTGCCAAGGTGAACGCCGTTATCGAGTTCGTGCGCGCATTCTTCAAGGCAAAGTTCCAACAGATGAAACAGAAGGCTCTGGAAATCATCGTCGGGATCATCGTCAAGTTCCTAGAGTTCCGCCAAAAAGTCATCGACGTTGTGAACAAAGTCAAGTCATTCTTCGTGGACGGTTTCAACAGCATGAAATCAACCGCTAAGGGCGTCATTGATTCAGTCGTCGGATTCTTCGACAACATCATCTCCAAAGTCAAGGGCGCTATCGATTGGGTACGCAACCTGTTCAACATGGACGGAATGCCCGGTTGGATGAGCGGTCTATTCGGCGGAGGTACCGGCTTCGAGGTTGTCGGCTCTTTCGCCTCAATGCCACAGCTCGCAACGGGTATGGGCGCAACTGGCATTTCCAGCACTATCGCCGGTTCGGGTTCGCGCGGTTCAAGCGTCGTTGTTGTCCACAACTATCACGTCACAAACGAGTTCCGTGGAGTGACAACGGACAAGATCGGCGTTGCCAACGAAATTGAACAACTACTAGAGAACAAGAAACGATTGAAGGGAGGTTTCTAATGAGAGCCTACAGGCGTCTACGCCAAACAATGATTGAGTATCTAGGAATCAACGGGCCTCTATTCGCATTCTACTCAGTGCCAACGAACGCGATCTACGACGATGAAATCTTCGAGGTCACGATTACGCGCGGCAAGTCTCAGCGAGGCGGAGGAATCCACCCGACAACTCTAGAGATTTCCACCAACGGCAATCGTCCCATCGACGTGCAAGGGCACAACTGCCGTTTCTTTATCCGTGACGCAATCGCCCCGACTTTCGCCGCAGCTCTAGGGCACGGCGACTGGGAGAACATGTGGTTGAGGTTTCAGGGTCGAGCTGGCACCACAGAGATTGAGGACAACCCTCACGGGATCCCGTTCATCACCAACTTCCAAGCGGCGTCTTGGATCGGACAGCTTGCCTACTCCGGCAAGGGGCACGTAGCAAGCGCGGGCGACTCCGTACGAGACGTGCTCATCGGCCTAGCCGGTGCAGACAACGGCCTACGCGGTCTGGACATTGCCTATCGGGGCAACTTCCCGAACGTGTCCCCTGAGGGTAACGGCTTCTATATCTGCAAAGACGATCTTATGAAATGGTCTGGCGATCTTGGCTATTGGTTCCGTGAGAACAGGGACGGAACTACGGACGTCATCAATCCCCAATGGCGGAACGCTAGGGCTTTGGATGATCTAGACCTGATGCTCCCGCTCACCCGCTCACAGGCAATCAGTCCGGCGACTATCCGTCTGAACAACGAGTTCCCGGCTGCAAAGATTGTCACCCAACTTTACAGCCCGACCAATCAGACGACGTGGGCTTACGAAGTCAACGACGATACCCGTCTGAAAGAAACGATTGATCAGGATTGGAACCACGTCGAATACGTAGGCGATTGGTCAGGCAATGCTCTTCAGCGGGAAATTATCGGCAAGGCATTCGAGACCTCTAACCACTACTGGACGATGCCTACTCTCACGGTTGACCTTCTCATGCTCATGCAGGGAAATGATCCCCACAAGCGACAAGCCGCTCAGCTACTAGAGCTAGAGGCGGCACACCCGATCTACTTCACGCAAGATTGGCCCTCACACCTGAGAGGTATCCACTTTGCTGAACAGATTGTGGAAAGAATTACACCGGATTCGTGGACGATGGAGCTTTTACTACTCCCCTACTCACACGTAACCGGTGAGAAATACCAAGTAGCTGTAGCCCCTAAGACATGGGATTCAGCCGGAACAAATCAATGGAACAACGATACGAGAACATGGAACGGAGCCTACTAAATGGCAACTCAACAAGAAATAGACCTAGCTAATTCACTAGGTTTCGTAACCCCAGGATCTACGGATTACATTGCAGACGGGGACGATAATATTACAGCAAACGCGGTAGCCGCTGCCAAGAATGCACTATCAGGGCCGTACACAAAACACACTCCCGGTTCAACAGAAACAGTAGATATCGATACATTGCGAGAGGTAGGCAAACATCTATTCTCTAGCGACACCTTCGCACTTAGGACTGTCAACGGACCCTCAACCCGTGGTGGTGTCCTCACAGTGGAGCAAGGCGTTACAGGGATGATTTCGCAGGTTTGGACGGATATCTATGGTGGTGGATACACGGGCAATATCTGGTTCAGATCCACACTGTCTATTGGGTCTACGCCGTTCCCGTTCGGGCCTTGGAAGCGCATTACACCTGAAGTGGGACAGGACTACGCTGGACGCAACGCCATGTTGCTACAGGACTTCACGCGCCGTAGAGGACCGGTCCACACCAACGGTAAGGCCGCAGTTGCTTACCGTTTCGATCACGGACTAGGGAACTACAGAGATTTCATCAAGCCTATGTTTGACGCGCGCGGTTGGAAGCACTCACAAGCACTCAACAGTGGTCAATGGTCAGCATCCGAAATGGGCGGCGTGACTCCCGCAATCGTTGACGGCTGGGTGCAAGAGGGTTTGCTCGAAATCTGGCACCACGGCCTAGACCACACTGATACGGGTTCTGAGGGCGGATTCATGTCTAGAATCGTCAACTCACTGGACACTCTGAAATCACAGATCCCAAGTGCGACGATTGACGGGTACTGTCCTCCCGGCGTCGGCGGTGACTCTTACCTAGGATTCAACGGCGGCAACAGTGCAGAGGCATTCTTCAATACTGAGGCCGGACGACTAGTGCTGTCACATCACGCGGTCTCTAGCGGGTACATCTCCGGCACGGCCTATCACCGCAAACTAGACGGAGTGATTCGCCACGGTCTGGGACACATCACGGCGGACACACTCAGCGCCGCGACTCTGAACAACAGACTTGATACTGCTATCGCCAATGGTGAGGGAATGCAAGTCATGCTTCACCCGTCCCAACTCAATCTGACGGACAAGATCACCGCTGCTGAGTTCGAAGCTCACTTGGACTACGTCCAGCAAAAGGTGGATGAGGGTCTAGTAGTTGTTCTGTCACCTTACGAATTGGTACTAGCGGATAAAACTCCGGTAGCGCCTATCGAACTAGGCGATAGGGATCTGAACACGCTCTTGACTTCCGGCACCTACATTCAGCCGTCATCAGTGAACGCGGGCGGGGCGAACAACTACCCCGAGGGTAGAGCGGGCAGCGTTACCGTGATCGGCAATTCGGGCGGAACACTCGTCAACCAGATCTATCACTCCTACGGTGCGACTAACCGCGTATGGCACAGGACGTACTACAGCGGCACTTGGTACCCGTGGCAGGCCGACGACACGCTAGATACCGGTTGGCGCGATCTGTCCGGACTGCTCACCAATGGTTGGGTTGCTGAGACTCAGTTCAGAGTGCGACGTGTTGGGGACAAGGTCACCTTGAGGATTCACCGCCTCAACGGCTCAGCTGCGTCTACGTCGTCTGTCATCGCACTACCTAGCGGTTTCCGCCCGACCAACACCACAGAACTTTTCATCCGTTCCGATGAGGCTGGAACGGTCATGAAACTTCTGACGCTACGTTGGGATGGAGCCATGTTCCTATCAACCGGCACTGTCACAACCAACAACGGCGGCTCTGAGTGGACGTTCAGCACTAATGCCAACTGGCCGACGACACTACCGGGAACGGCGGTGTAGTCATGGAGAGTGAACTAATCGCACAGATTCCGCACCTCATCGGACAGGTCGACCCTACGTTCGCCTTGCTGGCGATCATTGCGTATCTCATCCACAAAAAGTGGTCACCGATCCTGCAAGATCTAAGCGGACTGCCCAAGCGTGTCACAGTCTTGGAGACCGACCTAGAAGAAATCAGCGATGACGTTTTCTACCTCAAGGTACATACCAACTTCGAGGAGAACGCACCGGTCCCCCGTAGGCGTAGCGGCAGACACAGGCGCGAGTAA